GACTTGAGTAAGCAGGTAGATCAGATCGATGTCATCAATCACGTCGATGGTGGGCGGTTTGTCGACGTTCGCAAGGACGGAAACTTGATCCTTGATATGCAGTACGATGAGGCCGGAAAAATCACTGGCGGACGCCCAGAGTTTATTGGGAAAGATCTGTCTGATGTGCTTGGCAAGGAGATGGCGGAAAAGGTGCTTGCTGTCCCGCCGCGCGCGTCTCCTCTTGGGCAGACAAACTTGGCCAAGAGCTTCAAAGGCATCGACCTCCAAGTCGGCGGCGAGGGCATGATTAAATTCTATGACCAGATGCTCCCCAAAAAGGCGCAGAAGATCGCACGGCGTCTGGACAAGGACGCGACTGTTGGCACCAGGGAAATTAGCACTGGGGATGAGGTTTATTCCATATGGAACACAATATCCGGTCACTCCGTTGGCGGTGGTTATTCAAGAGCGCGGGCGCAACAAATAATAGATGCCGATGACCATCACAGGATGGTGCTTGAAAGCGGCGGCACCAATAAGGTCTGGTCAGTCGACATAACCCCCGCCATGCGCAAGACCATTGGCCGCCAGCCTCTATTCGCGGCAAACCCAGGCGCAGTGGCGGCACCCGGCCTGCTCAGTACCCAGCAACCGGCACCGCCGCCCAGCCTCATCATGGACAGCCGCGAGCGCGTACCGCGCGGTCTATTGGACGCCGCAGCCTGATGGCTGGTCTGTTTGACGACCTATCGGCTGGCAAGTACCAGAAAGTGGCCCGTGGCCTCTTAGGACCGGCCTACGAACCGCTGGCGGCATTGCCGGGTCTGTTGGGCGAGTTCACGCTGGGTGCCGACCTTAGGGACTATCAAGCCTACGGCAGTGAAGCGGTACGGAAGGCCCTGCGCGGCGACTATGGTCAAGCTGGATCAGACGCACTATGGGCTGCGGCCTCATTGGCAGGCGTAGCCTTGCCGGGTCATGCTTCCATGGCTGATCCAAGAAGATATAAGGGCGCAGCGCCGGATCGCACGACTGGGACGGTGGAGAGGCACATCGCCCCGAAGGGAACATCTGCCCGTCTAACGGATTTACTGGGTCGATTTAGGACCGATAAAAAACTTAAAAAGAGCCTGACGGATGTTGTTAAGCGCGGCGTCAAGCGTGGCGGACTGGACTGGTATAATACTGAAGAACTTCGTGACCGATTTATTGCCGAGCTAGGCGAGAAGGCCGGTGATGCGGAATGGAAGCGGTACATGACCCTGATGGGGCCGACCAGTCCCAACCAAGCCGTACAGCCGAATTTAAGAACGGCCTCGTTTTGGCATACACAAAGCGAACCCGCCATGAAGAAGCGCTTGGCTGAATTTGAGCGTGGTGAAATGGTGCCGCCGAAAGGCAGTGGCTACGGATCACAAACGCAACGGTATCAATCAAGACTGTTGGGTAAGTTTTTTGAACATGGGCCGGAAGGCTTTCTTCACGATTTACCGGGCATTGTCGCGCCCAAACCGCGTGGCTTTGCACAGAGTTTGCGGGGCAACCCGATTAACATGGCGGCAGATAAGCACTTCACCCGCTTAATGGCGATGCAAGCAGGTAACCCTGATTGGCTGCACGGTTCCGCTACAATCGCTCACCGTCTTGTTGATAGCCTGAAGAAGGATTTCCCAGGCGTCGAGAAGTACATAAGAATGCGTAAGGTGAGCGGTAAGGACGTTCCATCTTTCAATGCAAAGAAAGCTGCGCGTGAATTACCCAACGGCGACGCCTTGGTCCGCCGCCTACGCAATGAGCCAACTGTCTGGGAAGACTTGCCTGGGGAAAATGAATACGCGGCATTTGAACAGTATATGGGCGAATTGGCCGAAGAGATGGGCATGACCACGCCGCAGCTCCAGGCCGCGTTCTGGGTAGGGGCGGCTGAAAAGACCGGGGTGCGCGGCGGCTCTCTGAATACTTTTATGAATATCTTTAATGAAAATTTAGAGAAACAGGCGAAGAAGCGCGGCATGACACCGGACGAGTTGTTCAAAAAGTTTGCCAGAAGGGAAGAGGCTCTGGTCGTACCGCTGGCTGCTGTAGGCACAGGCGGTCTTTTGGCCAGCCAGCAAGATCGCGAAGGCCCAAACGGGCTGCTTTATTAGTCGGTTAGATTTATATCGCCAATAGCAACACGGGCCTGGAACAGGGCTTCCAGTTCAAATTCAGTTTTCGCCTCTGGCATCGTGCCGCCGCATAACTGCTGGGCGTATTTTTCGATCAAATCACGCAAATGGTTCATGCGAATTTTATACCACGCGGAAATACAAATGCCCATCAAGAAAACCAAAGGCGGCTACCGTTGGGGAAGCCGCGGCAAGACATACAAAACCAAGGCAGGCGCGGCAAAACAAGCCCGCGCAGCCCATGCCGCTGGCTACAAGCCAAAGCGGCGCAAATAAGGCAGAAACATGGCCAAACTTGACGACACCGAAATCCATCGGATCGTGCAGAACGAGATCGATGACGCTGTCCTCTATCAAGAGGAGGAGCATACCGGGTTTCGGGATAAGGCGACCAACTACTACTATGGCGAACCGTTCGGCAATGAAGTCGAGAACCAGAGCCAGGTCGTAAGCCGGGACGTCGCCGACACCGTTGGCTTTATTATGCCTTCTCTGATGAAGATCTTTGCCAGCAGCAAGGACTACGTCAGCTTTCAGCCGCGCCACCCTGAAGACGAAGACGCCGCCAAGCAAGCCAGCGAATACGTTAACTGGATCGTGACCGACCAGAACCCCGGCTACAAGGTCATCCAGAACTGGATGCACGACGCCCTGGTGTTCCGCCTTGGCGTGGTCAAGTTCTACTGGCGTGACCCGGAATTTGACGGCCCCGAATCCTACGACGGCCTGACCGAGAACCAACTGGCCATGCTGGTCAACGACCCCAAGGTCGAGATCCTTGAACAGGAAATCGGTTACGGCGGTTACGCCGACAACGAGGCCGACGAGGAATACGGCGATATGGCGCAGGCCCTGCCGCCAACCTATTCAGTCAAAATCAGAACCAAGTTGGAAAACGGCCAGTGCGTTCTGGAGAACGTGCCGCCCGAAGAGTTTCTGTATTCACGCCACGCGAAGTCCCTGGAAGATGCGGACTTCGTCGGCCACCGCCGCATGATGAGCGTCAGCGAACTGATCACCATGGGTTACGACCGCGACGACATCGAGCGGTATAGCGGCGGCGAAGAGAGCAACATGAGCGAGGAGGTGACGGCCCGCTTTCAAGATTTATCGAGTGGTGGCGGCGACAGCACTATCGACCCAAGCAGGCGCGAGGTCGAGTGCGTTGAAGCCTATATGAAAGTAGACGACGGCACGGGCGTCAGCGAGTTGCGGCGCTTCTTCTGCGTCGGCGCGGGCCGCGAGATTTTAGAAGACGAGCCATTTGACCAACTACCTTTTGCCACATTAACGCCACATTTGATCCCGCACCGCCTGGTTGGCCGGTCGGTCACCGACGACACGCAAGACTTGCAGTTGATCAAGTCCACGGTACTGCGGCAGATCATGGATGGTGCTTACCAATCTACAAATCCGCGAGTGATGGCGGTCGAGGGCCAAGTCAATATCAGCGACCTGATGGAGAACCGGCCCGGCAACATAGTGAGAGTCCGCGCACCGGGCATGGTGCAGCCGTTGCCGATACAGCCGGTCTGGCAGTCCACATTCCCGTTGCTGGAATACCTCGACAACGTGCGCGAGACCCGCACCGGGATCAGCAAAGCCTCTATGGGCTTAGACCCTGACGCATTGCAGTCAACTACGGCCACGGCAGTCGCAGCCACAGTCAGCGCAGCCCAGTGCAAAGTTGAACAGATCGCCAGGGTATTTGCCGAAACGGGCTTCCGCGACCTGTTCAAAGGCATCCTACGTCTGGTTACCCACTATCAGGATGCCCCGCAGATCATCAGACTCACTAACAATTATGTGGAAATGGACCCACGCGAGTGGACCTCCGGTTTCGATCTGATCGTGAATGTCGGCCTGGGCACCACACAACAAGATCAAAAATTAGCGTTACTCGCACAGATCGCTGGCAAGCAAGAACAGTTATTGCAAACACTCGGCCCAGCCAATCCGGTCGTGGGCGTCAATCAATATGTCGGCACCCTGCGCAAAATGGTCGAGGCTGCTGGCTTCAAGGACGCTGGACAGTTCTTTAACGACGTGCCGCCGGAAGTCGCGCAACAGATGGGCCAGCAAGAGCAACAGCCCGACCCGATGGCGCAAGCCGCCATGGCTGCGGTTGAGATCGATAAGGCCAAGGCCGAAGCCGACATCCAGATCAAGCGCGAGAAAATGGAAGCCGACATCCAGTTGGCCAGAGAAAAATTGCAGATGGAAATGCAACTCAAGCAGGCCGAGCTTGAAAACGAAGCGCGGCTGCAAGGTATCAAGTTGGCTAACAAGATTGGTGAACAGGGCACCAATATTAAGGCGGTGGTTTAGATGCCTATTGGAACCTGGGCACCACCGACGCCCGAATATCTGACTGCACCGGGTTTTGCCACCTACGCGCCCACAAGAGCCTACGCCTATTCCCCGACAGGCGGCGACTGGTCGGGCACTTATCCGAGCTATGGTGG